TTGGTCAACTCAAACTAAAAGATTAGTTTGTAAATGTTGCTGTTGCGGTAACTGTTGATGTACCACCGGTTGCTGCGTCAACTGCGGCTGCAAGAGTAGCAGTAGTCCATCCACCTGTTGGATATACAGCAAGAGCCAATGTGTCAGTAGTTGTGTTAGTAAATTCATAGATATGAATTGTTGCTAACTGCTCTACAGTCTGAATTGTCTGCAATGCGATGGTTGTATTTGCTGCAACGTCTGCTAACTCGATTGTGAAGAAATCAAGTTTTGGACCTTGTGGTTGAACTGTTAATCCTGAAGAAACAGCATTAACTGCGCCGGTTGTGTAATCTGGCTGATCAAGCCATAGAACTGGTTGAAAGTCACCATGTGTACGTGTAAATTGTGCCATTTTTTTATTCCTTTAAGTTAGTTCGAACACTGAGGTTCGTACAGTTATTTATGCCTGGAACAAAAAAATGTCGGTTTTGGTGTCAACGGCCGGCAAGATTTTGACGGCTAAAGCCCATACGGTCTACAAATTTGAGTCCTTGAGCAACAAACCCTTCTTGAGTCTGTGTACCGTCTTGTAGATAGCCCTTAACAGGACTAGATTCTGCGGCTTTGTTTAACTGTTGTACAACGTTCATTTTGAGATTATAGATAGCGATCCATATGGTAAATGCCCCTACTAAACCTTCAGCATTTTCTGCAAAATGCTTGTCTATCTTTGCTCTCATACTATCGGTCATCGGTCTTGAAGCAACATAATCTTTAAACCCATCAAGCAGATTACTTAAATCACCTGACACAATACGCTTATTAATATAGGTTGTGAACAACTGATTAAACGTATTACGTGCTTGAGGGGCAGTAGTCATTAACTTCTGTACTGCTGTTCCATACTGATTTATTGCTTTTTTAACTTCATTTACTAAGCCAGCATCTAACTTGAGTTTGGGAGTTATAGGCATTTTACTAGGAACGATAGCAATATTGCTATTGTTCTTTAGACTACCTATAGTCCCGTTCAATGGTGTTGCTTGATCCGTTGAGGCAGCATCTGGAGGTATAAATTGATGCACCGCTATACCAGCAGTTTTACCTGCCATCAACTTACCTACTTCACTATTAGGATCCACAGTGTACGTTATACCATTAGGATTAGCCCTAAAAGTATATACACCGTCTTTTTCTTCTAATGGTTGACTGAATAATAAGTCACCCCAATAGAATCCTTTACTTCTATCTGCCTTCTCAAGTCCAGGCCATATTTCAGCAATAAGTTGATGTAATCCTACACGGTCTACACCACGTGCCTGATCGTATTGAACAAACTGCTCAGGGCTAAACACTTGTCTGCCTGTGCCGTCTTTTTTATTAAACATATGTTTGTCCATGATGCTAAACTTACCGTTAACACCGCGGCCAAATATCAATGCAGGATAGCCGTCCCATTTAATAGTGACAGTATCAGGAGTCTTTACAGTGCGTTGTATAGCATCTAATGCTCGTTTAGCACCTTGAACATCTCCCAAAAATACAAGATCCTCAGGATGATCTAGGTGACCCTTATCCTCTTTTACAATTTCTAAGGATTGTAACTTAGATGATAATACTGATAGGCTTTCTGCTAAGTTCATTTGAATCTACGAATTTTAGTTTCTGCTACCTTTTGTGCTGGTGCGGCAGCAGGCGCTGATATAGTAGGTCTGTCAACAAACCCTGGCTTTTGTGCAGGAGCAGCACTAGGTGCTGCCTTAGCATCAAGGCCCTGAGTAGGAGTACCAGTTGTCAATTCTTTCATTGTTTCTGCATAAAGTTTAGCATCAACACTCTTTAATCTAGCCATTGTAGACTTGACAAGTTCAGCCATTTGATGACTGTTCATTTGCTGAGTTTGAGCGGCTGCGGCTGCTGCGGGTTGCGCGGCTGCTGCGGGTTCGGCTGCTTTCTCTGCACCTGCTTGTGGTGTTTCTGCTCCCTTACCTACAATGTTTGCGGCGCCTGCTGGAACATTACCCTTAGAAACTGCATAACTTACTTGTGCTAACTTTTCTAGTGCGCTACGGCCTCTATCTTTAGCATATGAGGCTTGTACTGCATCAATACCTTTATCAATAACTGCTTGATTTACAGCATAGTTAACACCCTTCATATATTGCGGGTACCATTGATTCTTAAGATATTGACTGATACTAACTTTACCTGAATCTGCTTCTAGTATGCTTTCAAAAATGTTATTAAGTTTAACATAACGTGATTCTACTATGCGATACTTTTTAGTATTAGATTCTACTAATACAGAAAGACCTAAATCAGTCCATGTTAATCCAGCACCTTCAATAAGCATGTTTAGATAGTAAATCTTCCAACCTTCTTTTACGCCCATTGGGTTAAGATCCATGCGCTGACCTGCTCTCATTTTTTGAATAGCGGCTGTAGCAAAATTTGGATCACTATTTTTCTTTAATACGAATTCTGCTGTTTTAAGTGCATTAGCCCATTCTGGATAATCTTTGCGATCAGCCATGTAGTTTACTAATTCTTTAGTCAATGCAATCTTTTGCGCCTTGTCAGTTACCTGACCCAATTGCTGACTTACACCCTTAACGTAATTGTTTAAATTCTGTGTAGTTTGTTGCTGTTGCTTGTATTTACCAGTGGCCATATTTGTGCCAGTCTTTGGTAAACCACCTGCTGTAGGTGCTGTTGGAGTAGTAGGAGTAGTTACAGGGGGAACAGTTGGTTCAGGTTTTACTGATTTTGGATCAACTGGTGTTCCCTGTGCTGCCTGAGGCTTAGCATTTCTCATTTTAGGGTCTACTAAACCACCCTCAATAGCAGTTTCTAATGATGATATAGCATCACCTACGAAATCCTTAATAAACATGTCCTGCGCCATTTGCTGTTGCAATGTCTTACCACCTGCTTGGCCGGTCATCTTTTTAAGAGCAGCGGAGCCGTAGTCTCCTATTAAACTGCTTAATCTAAGTTCTTCTAACTTCTTGAATTCATCTAATTTCATGACTTATTTCCTTAAGGACTTCGAAAATCTCTTTTGATCTTTGCTTTTTATAGCACTGAGAAGTTTCTTTTCCAAGAGTTCTGCTTTTTCAGCGTCATATTTTCTATTGATAAGTTCAATAAGATTGATGGCGCTGGTTATGACATTAAGAGCCCTAGACTCAATAACATGATTTATATCACGGTTTGCCCCTATAGACTCTAACTCTTCCAATAGGCTTCTTGTTTTCTTTTGCATATATAAGATCCTACTAGTATTTAGTCAATATGATGACAATTCTATTTCTTTAGAGAATTCAACAACGACTTAAGTTTAGCACTTTGAACGTCTGCTACAACCTTATTTACCTCTGGTTCTACAGTATTTTGAATAGTATCATTTACGGTGCTAGTTGCTTTAATTTTATTCATTATATCGTTGGCTGAGGGTTGAGCGTTTTTATGCTTTCCGTGCCCTTCTGGGTCAGGGTCTGTGATTCTCAAGGTTTCGTTATTAAAATCTAATTCTATCTTCTGCCCTACCCCTGAACTACTACGTGTTTTCATTAGTTGTAGTTGATACTGACCACGCTCACGCATGCTACGGCTAGTAAAAATACCAAACACGTTATCCGCAGTATTAATCTTCGAAATACCACCTGAGATATGGCTGTGATCAAATTCAATTTCTTCAACGGCTGATCTATTAAGTTGTGATGCTGTGACGAATAAGACATTTAATTCCTTTGCTAAGTTTCGTAATTCTTCGGATACATATTTATCCTTAACAAACAAATCACTTGGGCTGACCTTAGCACTTACAGGCATTATCAAGTCCAAATAGTCTACACATAGAAAATCAATTCTCATACCTGTTTGTATTTGTAGTTCTTTGCAATAAGCCCTAATATCATTAACGGTGCTTTGCGCTGGCAAATATTTGATACGTAATTTACCTGCTTTCTTTGCAACCATTTTAACTTTCATTTCAACGTTGTCAATGTCTTTGAAAATTTCACGGCTACTAGTTTCAGTCATCATACTATCAATACGCATACTACATAGACCTTCACTAAGTTCTAATGTAATATATACGCCACTAAGTCCTGCTTGTGCCCAGTTAACTGATAAGTTTTGCATGAACAAACTCTTACCTGATCCACTACCACCTGCAAAGATTTGTAGTTCGCCACGATTGAAACCACCATATAGTTTCTGATCCATACTAGGCCAACCTGTACTGTTCTGACCATTATTAGATTTCAATGCCATAAGCCTTGATCTAGGATCAGCAAAGTAATCAGTACCCATGTCACGTTGTAATGATATTTGTACTGCATCTTTAACCAGTTTTTCTACTGGATCATATTCGCCCTTCTCAAGCAGATCGGCTGCTTTAAGAATAGCCCTCTCAAGTTCTTGTCGTTTAGTAAATGATTCAAATTCTACTAAGAACCATTCATAGTGACCATCATCCAATTCAGGAATAATGTCTACCTCAACACCAGTCGTTGCTTTAATCTGTACAGGTTCAGGCATAGTGTTATACTTTTTACTATGCTCTGTTATAAACTCTGCGACTGGACGTAGTTTTCTATCAAAGTTTTGTGGGTTCATGATATTCATGACCCTAGTATACAACTCTGCATTCGTTACCATCATCTGCAAAAATAATTTTTGCACATCAATGTTATAATCTTTTATCAAGTTGCTTCCTCTTCATTTCTATTTTAATCTTACTATTTGTTGAATTTTGTAATATACTTAGTAATGTAGGTAATCGCCCATACTTTACTACAGCGTCATTAACGTCTTTACAATTATCCCAATTGGGTATACTTACGTAAAAGCCCAAATCTAATGCTCTATCACATATACTAAGACCTGTCTTATCTTGGTCTGGGACAAATATAATTTTACGATTTAATTTTCGTAATACTTCTACTTGGTCATCATTAATCGTATTATGTGTTAATGCGCAACAATTCAAACTCAATGCATCAAATATACCTTCTACTAACAAACATACTTCCCACTCGGGTCGTTGCAAGTCGTAACCAAACACATAACCAGGTTGCTGTTCATTGATAAACTTAGGCTTACGGTCATCTAAGTATCTGCTTGTATGTCCTACAATTTTATTTTCAAAAGTAAAAGGTATAACAATTCTATTGGCTTGTCTACCTTCATCATTAGGTGTAACTATAAAAGGATATTCATTATGGGCAATACCACGCTTTGCTAGATAATCAACAAATACTTTATGATTAGGGTTAAAAGGATCAATGATTTCACCATCGGGTAAATTCATCTCTTTAAATTTTACTTTAAACTTTTCTTTCTTAACCTTTACTAATGACAATAAATCTTTATGCTGTAAACTTTCTAAGTTCCAACGATTGATTTGTTGCTCATCGATACCGCACCATGTCAAAAATTGTTTAGTATTTTTTGTTAGACTTTTACCTAGCATGAATCCACATTTGAATCCACAGTTAAAGCAATGATACGACCAGTTATCACCGTCTTGCTTTACTCCACCTCGTTGTCTTTTATCTTGTTTATGCCCACGATTGTGGCAACAGGGTGCGTTGAAACTATGCCAACCACTCTGTGTTAATTTCTTCTTTCCAGGGACAATCGTAAGGATATCAAGCATCATGTAATTATAACATGATTCTACGTAAAATCAATGTATGTTGGATACTTATCTTGCCAAAATATTGGTTACTGCGCCCGTGTTACTGGTGAACACCATACGCACGAAAGGATGATAACCGTGTATCGTATACCCAAACGTGTCGGTTACGTTGGAATACTCTGTTGTAGTGATGGGATACCACTCTCCGCCCTGATTGTCTACGGATCCTTCAATAGTAACGTCCCCATTAAATTCAGTATAATGTGCTTGAAGTGTTAGTATTGGGTTATCCGCTGTATTAATTATGCTACTATAATATGTATTAGCGTTAGGTAACACATTGCTTATACTATTATTTGCATCTAAATTAGGGAACGGTTGGCCAGTAGGAATCGTAACTTCTTGTGACGGTACGAATGCAGGAAGAACACTATTTACTATGTTCATTTCTCCCCTAGCACCTGCATTTTGGTCTACATACACAGGATAATCAAACTGCCCTACAGGAATTTCTAAGGTATAATAGCATTTTTGTGCATCAATATCTTCAAGGTCTGCGGCATTTAACTGTAATACTGCTAAACCATTAACAGAAAGTGTTAGTGTAAGTGCTTTTCTAAGCAGTACTTGAGTACCGTTATAACTGATAATTCTACAGGTAATCTCTTTACCTGTAATATCCACGGGTTTTTGTTCTTGGTTAAGAAACTGAAACTGGAGTTGGTTATCAACTCCCTTATGTAAGGTTAGGGGTTTAGCATATACTGGCATATATTTCCTCGGTGAGTTACCTGAAAGCAATACAACGATGTTACGTTGAAAATAATAGAATACAGATGTAGAGTACACAAATTGGCTCCTTAAACATATTTATTCTATATTTTAGTAAAATATTTGTTTCGGTAAAGGGTGATTAAATAACAGCAGTACATAATAAAAAGATGATTTCACACGATTTTTTTAAAAAGTTAAGCGAGAACCACCCCTTTATAACAGTGTGTTCCTATGCCAACCAAGATTACGTAGGGATAGTACAAAACAGGGATGATACATGTACCTCATTATATGATTATGGCGCTATTATCGATAATGAGTTAAAGTCTAGGTTTCTAGAATTAGGGGATACTTGGTGGTGGGAGAGCAATAGACTAGTACCTATTAATCTATTCCTTAAGGAAGAATGGATAGTATTTAAGCCCTATCTAAGAACGTTCAATAACAAGAGTTTAGAGATAATACATGGACCTGTATGTAGTATGATGGAACTACATAAACGCAGGTCCAAACGCCGTAGCATTACGTTAGTAAAACGTATGCCTTAACCCTTACGTTTACGTCTTTCTTTTGCTAGTTGCAAACTAAGTTTAGCGACTTTGCTATCAAAACATACGCCATTTAAGTGATCGAATTCATGTTGAAATACTCTAGCAGGTAACTCACCTAATTCTTGCTCAACCACATTGCCCGCCATTTGCTGATATCGAACTTTCACAGTTTCAGGTCTAGTCACAGTCAGCCATAGTTTAGGAAAACTCAAACAACCCTCTTGGGCACGATTTTCGCCACTGGTTTCTAATATCTCTGGGTTGATACAGACAATCAACTTGTCTGGATTGCCCATAAGAAAAATTCTCTTCTTGACTCCACATTGTGGTGCTGCTAATCCTATTCCACCACTTTCAAACATAATCTTAGCCATTGACTTGACTAGTTCAGTGGGATCACCATCGGCTTCAAAATCCCATGGTTCAGACATTTCTCGTAACTGAGGATCATCCTCTTTAAGTAATTTTATTTCCATGTTCCCTCAACAAATTCATGTGTACTACTACTAGGTTTGCATATGCAATAGCATGACTCTTTTTAAAACTATAACCTGTATGATCTTTATCCCATACTGATTTATTAATCTCTACAAATGTTTTACCAATCAAATGTCTTTTTGCAGGTCGTATAACTGCTAGAAACATTGCCAGCCTAGGTATACTATTTACTGGCTCAGGCATCTTACGTAAAGTATCGTATTGATTACCTAAGTGAATCAATTGTTCGACAACTGTTCTGTCTTTTAGCATATCCCAATTAGGTTCATTCATCAATTCTAATAAATGATTTTCATCACGAACCTTATTATACACATGAACATTCAATATATCTAATTTAAGATATCCTCTTTCTTCTGCCTCTTCATAATTCAATGATGACATATCATTGATAGGATCATAGGGTATTTCTGTTACATACACTCCAGTTGGATGCTTACGCATAGGAGTGACGTTACGCATACTTGCAGGTATGTGCTTAATCAGTGATAAAACTTTATCACGATCACCTACGTCAATATCAATGTCACTTTTAAATTTCATAACCATGTTAAACTAAAAAGCAATGCATCCTGCTCGTTTTGAAATTCCCATTTATATACGCCTGGTATGGCTCTGCCGCCCCAAAAGCAACACCACACACCATCTCTGTTATCTACAACACTCCAGCGTTTGCCAAACTTTTGTTCACACCAAACAGTTTGTGCGGCGTGACTGTCTCCTCTAGATTTAGGTACTGTGATAATATACTTGAAATCCTTCACTTAGTCAATCCAAGTTTTCTATACGCCTCTTGTACGACAATCGCTTGTCTTTCTGCATCTTCGACGGCTTTGTGACTTGTAACGTGTCCTCCGTCTTTAAGTTTAACTCCCGCAATCTCGTATAAAGTCCTAGTATCTCTAACAGTGTAAAAAGGCCAAGGAATAGGATTAGGCTTATCTGTGAGTACCTGTCTAAAGGCTGTCTCAGCAACAACCACATCAAATGCAGCACCATTGCTCCAAACAGCACGGCGGTTCCAACAAAACTTATAAAGGGTTTCCATGCATTCTCTAAATGATGTGCGTCCCCTGTCTCCAAGTGCCTCTTCCAATGCCTCAGGGCTTTGTTCAGACCACCAACGTAAAGTATCATCGTTAATTACCCTATTGTGAATTTCAGTTTGTTCTTCTACAGTGGGGCGCAATTCTAAACGCTCAACGACTCCTCGCCCCTTGGGGTCGAACCTAACAGCACCAATAGTTAAAATGACACAATACGGACTTGTATCTAGTGTCTCCATATCTATCATTATATCATTTGCCATTTAATTCTGCCACATTTCCCACATTGTAATCAATCTACTAGACCATATAGTGACTTCTAATGATTTTGTACCACCACTAAAATCCCAACCATCACCCCTATCACCAAAATTTCTACGACACCATTGTATAACAGTTTTAGGATCACCCTTTACTTTGAATGTGATCTTGCCATGATCTCTAGGATTCTTTCTGACAATATCGACATACTCTATTACTGGGTTAATACTTAATTCATAAAACGGATTACTTAGTGCCATTGCTTGTCCAAACATTATCTATTTCGGTAACTTCTTGTATTATACTTGAATCTAGATAATTTAGCAAGAGGGCTGGGCGAGGCCGATTCTGCGGATTGGGCATACTGCTATGTAGTAGACGGCAGTTATAGATTAATGAGCAACCTTTGGGTAATGTGGGCTGTATCATGTTCTTTAAGAACCATTCGTTATAGTGACCTCGATAACATAGATTAATATCATAGTCTAGTTTTTGACTATGTGGAACTATACCTGTGCTTGCTGTATCATGATCCATGTCAAACAATGCCACAATAACTTGTATACCTAATAGGTTTCTATCATAGTTCCATTTTCTAAATCTATGTGGTGTGTCAACGTGTGGGTTAAACCAACTGCTCTGACTTTCTATAGTGACAATATCGCTAGCATAAAACTCTGCGGTAGGCAAGTATTTTTTTACCTGCTCCCCAATAATATTACTAATTTCTTTCACCTGAGGCCAATCCATAACAGTTTGGCTCCACCATACACTAATGTCGGGTAGATTCTTAATATCATCACGTTCAGCATATTTCTTATCTTTACTACTTGCACGTACAGGATGACAAGTATTCAACTTAGAAATAATTGAATCGATCAAATGATTAGGTACAATGTTATCAGTAATAATGTACCCTGGACCGTCAACAAGTTGATTAGCAACATTTTCTTGTAACGTGCCCTGTATATAATAATCTCCTGGAATAATACCTGCCTCCCATATCTTGTTTAATTCTGTTTGTAACTCAGGAATATAATTTGCTAGACTTCTGTTTCTAAACTTATCTGATTTAGTTATAAAATGTTTATTCTGTGAGAGATATGTTGAATCTACGATTTGAGGTTCCTCTAACCATTTGATAACAATCTTAATAGATTCAATAAATCCATTATTGATAACTTCAGTTGGATGTTCTTTTAAATAGGTATCTATAAATTCTAGTAACTTAGTACCCTTTTCGATTCCTCGTTTTCTATATTCAGGTGTTAATAAACTAACTAATGCATACAAAGGATGTGATACTCTGTTTACGAAACAGCCCACATCATGTGCCAACGTGCCATCTGATTTTTTGTATTCTAACAGCATGTTAAGCCAAAACTCAAACAAGTCCATGCATTGTATTGCATTGAATAAACTCACAGTGCAACTTAGTCCTATACTAAATTTAGTTTTACTAGGATTAGGATCAAGCACTGATTGTTGAACCATGTTCAAAAATGTTCTAACATTAGATTCAATCTTAGTCCACTTGAATGGATATCTAATATATTCATTAACTTTTTGATAACCATCGATTGATACAGATACATGTACTGCATTGAATTGATTCCATAATTCAATCAATTCGTCAGTGATTCCCGTTAGGTTAGTTACATAACTTAATCGTATTTTTCTGCTTCTACCTTTGTCAATTAGAAGTTTTAAAAACTTAATATGTTCTTCTGATATTGTAGGTTCACCGCCAATTAGACTTATAGCAACAACGTTAGGAAAATCATTCACTAACTTTTCTGCGGTTACATCATCAATTGAAATACGTTGTAATTTTTTACGTTGTGATGGATGTATTACCCAAATGTTTTCCCATTCTTCTGTCCAAAAATCACTTAGGTCGATACTGCAAGTCATACACTTGCTATTACACTTTGTACCAAACGTTAGGTCTAGATAATAAATGCTATTTGAATCAACATGCTCAACTAATGGAATATCACATTCTTGTAATCCTTTATTCCAAATAGTTCGCATTGATCCTATACCATTTTCCTCTGCTTCTTTACAGTTACCACATGCTTCAGGCCATTCACCATTGAGTAATGAACGTCTTATTTCTTTTAAATTATGTGCATTGATTCTAATATGAGGGTCTTTACCTACAACACCATAGTCATAATGACCGTCTTTGTACATCTTCCAATGGTTAGTTCTTATACCACAACAAGGTATGTATTCTCCGTAAGAGTTTACGCTAGCAGAACCAAATGCTAGTGAACAGAATATAGGTTTTACTTCCATCTTAATTCAGCCCATACTTTCTCTTCATCACCGCGCAAGTAAATGTTTAACTTGTGATCATCAGTATGCCAACACCATGCCGGGTTGAGTTGTACTACTCCTTCAAATCTAGGATCGTCCACAAATAGATATTGCTCACGCTCTATACTTTTACCCCATGTTTCTATGCACCAATCACGAAATTCATTAAATGCTTTGATTCTATTGATACGATGTGAGTCTACAAACTCAATCATATATTTAAAGTTTGGGTAGCCAGTAAATCTAGCATCCATCTTTACAAATTTTGGTTTAATTTCTATCATCTTAGGTGTAAAACTTCCTCTGGCAATTAAAGGTTTCATTGTAATTCTTGCGGCAGACATAATTCTTTTCTTCATCATGTATATAACAGTCTTAGATATGTTGCATATTTTTCATCTTTGAAGAAAAATATAACTCTTTTACTTTTAATAGTTGTTATCTGACCATTATCTAATTCATATCCTACAACAGGTGGAACATATGCAAATTCAAAATCTTCTGATTTTAACACATTCATTTTTTTAAGATCACTAAGTATTTCCCAAAGTTGATTAGTAGATTTTAATTCAATAACACATTCAATCATGCCCACCTCAATATAAACCAATTCATTTCTTTTTTAGCCTGTTCACCTTCAAGGAAAAAGAAGTCAATAAGGTCATTACCATGATGTCCGCCATGGTATTGATTAGTTATGTAATGTGGACAGTTCTTCTTTGTCCATTTTATAACATCATATAAATCTAATCGTTGACGATTTACAGTAATGTAATTATCTGTAACTAACATGTGATATTCTTTCATGACCACCTCAATGCTAATATTGTAGCATACTTAGCATGCTTTTGTCTAATCTTTATGGTAAGTCTATTGGCTGCTACATCGTCATTTGCTACACCCCAGTTCCAATCCCAGCCCTGTTTACCAATATATTTTTCCATATATGGGCGATAGTGTTCGTTTGGATCTGCGCTTTCTACAAAATACCTACTAGGTCCTATAGTCCAATCCCATTGCGGCATACTCTCGTTAATCTCAGCCAAGCCCACAGGCCATTTAACATTAACAACAACTCCCGGCATAAATCTCCACCATAATTGCTGTACAATGTTTAATCCACAAGGAAGATATCTTCCTGATGGTAATTGAAATAAATTTTTAATTTCCCATTTGGCCATTATGACCACCTCAATATAAACACGGTAGCATCCCGATCATCTTCAAATCGTAATCTATCATATCCGGGTGCGAAGCCTAAACCGTTATTACCGGGCCCTGGATCAATCTCACACCCTTGTTCCTTCAACCATGCCCGAAAATCCTCACGCCAAACCCGATCATCGTTGGCTAAATTAACCAAGCGATTATGTCTATACCATACCTGGATATTGCTTATAATATTAAAATCATTAATATAAGTCATTAACTCCACCTCAATATAAACACGGTAGCAGCCTTCTCATCAAACTCGGCATAGACCTTAAAGATATTATGATTGGTTGGATCAAACTCTTTTATGACAGCGCAATTGAAATATTCCGCAAACACAGGTTCTAATGTTTCATACTTGGGCATGTCCAAATGCTCTCTCAACCATACGGCAGCATTGAGCACTGGGCCCTTCCATCCTGGTAATCTTACTGTATTCATTATGACCACCTCAAAGTGAACCAAACATAATCACTCTCACTACGGAAGTGTATGGTTTCCCATGCGGCAGACCATTCACCTTGTAGATTATCATAGCACCACCGTACGATATCTTCCCACGGTGCTACCCCGGTGTATTGCCAATGTGTCATAGCCACCTCAACTTAAACATAATATAATCTTTTTCGTATCTAAATTTTACTTCAACATAAAATTCATACCAACGCCAACGTGAATGCCTATAAGGCATGTCAATGTTGTCCCGTATCCAATCAAGTATTTCAAAGTACCTGTCAGCATCATCATTGACCAAATCTACTATAACTACTGGCCATTTAGAATTATCCCAATACTCAAAATTTAATCTTTCAGAATTTTCCATACTAGTTGTTTATCTAATTGGTCCCGTATAGAAATTGCCTCTTCTTCTGTTTTTGCGACAACCCCCATAACTACATATCGTTTACTAATAGCATCTACTAGATGACCCTGATAGTTCTGATAAAAACTGATACTGTCAATATAAAGTATTTCCCAACTGTCTAGTCTTTGTACCATTAGTCTAGCAATATCTATTTTACAAGTCTCAAATAAAAACTTCAATAGATTCTCAAAGCCCGATCTGGTGTGTATAGGGACAAACTTATCTGACGGCCAAGTTACTAAGTAACCTTTATCTGACTTTGTTATTATGAAAGGACTTATAGACATTTTAAATTAAACACTATTGCATCTTTTTCATCTTTAAACATAAAGTCCATGTACTCTTCAGTTGGATGAGTGATGAATTTATTGCCCGGTAATCCAAATTGTTCTATGGCTGAGGCGCATACTTCATTCCAACTTGATATAGTGTCCCCATGTTTCCATGGAATACGAACTAGATGTTTATAATTAATATCCGGCTTCATTCAATAAACTCTTAACTTGTTGTACTGTTTCTGTACTACGCTTGAATTTAATTGCCCATAGTTCAGGGTTAATATAGTCAAGTATCATTTTGACTTGTGTTTCATCAAGTTCATCTAAAAACTTTTTACCACTTTCGCTATGATACAAGACCCATGGACTAATTTTACCTGTTGTAATCGAATAGCAAATCTTATTACGATTACCATATCTTAGTACATCTTTAGCAGGTATCTTATCTATTGTGGCTAAGTCTAGCATTGTTTCTATACTACGTGCTACCGCATCCATGCTATCTTCTTCACGCAAATAACCTACAAGAAACTTAGTGTAGTTTGTATCACTAGTCCAAGTATCAATTTTAATTTTGTTACTCAATAGCCAATCAATATATCTGCTAACATTGATGACATTGACCTCGCTACAATAGATGCCAAACTTAACGAAGGCTAGATAATATGAACTCTTAACAAAGTCCATATAATCACGTTTCTTTTTCGTAGCCGTATTCTTATTATAGAATTCTAACCAAGATTGAAATCCTATCCTATTACCTTGTTTGTCTTTGTCTTGCCACCTACGCTTAGTTTCGCATATGTGATTGAAAACCGTAGACTCACGCAAAAATGTGCGGCCACAAAACTCGCAACCAAAATTAGTTGCCGTTGTCTTTTTCGTATTGTTCGATTTCGTTATCACTAATGATGCCATTTAATATTTCTATCTCGTCAAATTTTAAATCGGGGAATTTCTGCGCAAGATATACTTTGCGTGTTTGTTCCTTAACAAATGCTTCGGCTAGTTCTTTATGTATTGTTTCAGACTCTTTAGGATATATCTTACTATAATACTCTTTAACATCCTTAACAGTTGCTTTATCTTTTAGTTTACTAACACGTTCTTTTATCTGAGGTATCCATGGATGAAACTGTTTACCTTGACCAAGACCCGCCGCACATAACATCATCCATTGCAGTTTAGGATGATTAGTTATATGCTCATTGAACATATGTTTATTCGCAAACTCTTCAGTGCTTAACAAATGAAACTGTTGCAGTGCTGTATTTGACTTTACTGTACTTGCATAATGCAATAGCATCCATGGCACAAACTTCTTTTGTTGCTCTGGAGTTAGTCTATCATAGTAGCCATAGTCTTTATTGTCTATAGCATTAATAGCCTCAAACAGTGGGAAGTCTGTATCCTGAAACTTTTCGTCTGCTGGTGTTGCAGTTTTCTTTGCCATTAAAACACCTGACTGTAATCTACTATCTCACAATTGCGACTAATTTCTTTTACAAAATAAACGCATCTAGGTTTAGGACCATCATCAATTGGTACTGCTAAAAATTGTCCGTTACGTAATCGGGGAGCATACCATGTTACATCGTGGTATATATCCATGATCTCTATTGGCAAGAAACTAGGATTGAAACTGCTTAGTGGATTAAATTCAAATACACTAAAGCCTCTGTCATTTAGACTTGATAACGGTAATGTTTCTAAGTCTCCATGATCTTTTTCACCTATCAGTACTTGCCAATCAACAGGCATTTTAATTGTTCTGTTTCCTATTTTTAATACAAGTGCAGGGCTATTGAAACTTTCTAAAAAAATTAACGGTATATAATGATAATCTACGTTTTGTGGATTGCTATTGTCTAGTATAGCAAATCTCAAATCGTCAATCTCTTCAGGTAACGTTTCTAAGTTGTACGGTATATTTTCTAATGTTAATATTCGCATAGTATTAGTCTATCATATAAAATGTTAGTAGTCAAGTTTTTCCAAACTAAATGGATACTTAGCCTCTTTATAATAGGCTTTTCGTTGAGTTAAATGACGTTTGGCAAACTTGCAATCACTGGTGATATCCCAAATCTCTACATGGTCCTTATCCTCAGCCTTTCTGATACCTCGTCCAATACTTTGTATAACTCTAACAAAGCTCTTTCCGGGTTCCAAAAGAACCAGATTAAAAATCCTAGGGATATTAATACCCACAGCGGCCACACCATAAGTCGCCACAATAATCTTGTCGTTGCTAGTCGCAACCTCGTCATACTCTTCCTTTCTTTCTGTAAGTTTCGTTTCACCACTGATAAACACACTGCCAGGTAATCTATTGATTAACTCACGACCTGCATTAACACGATCAACCAATATCAATGTGTTGCCACTGTCTTTAATTTTATCAATTAAATCTGCAATCTTATCTAAACGTTTCTCGTTTTCTAGCAAATGTTTTAGTTCGCTTTGGTAATTAGTAAACTCTACCCCATCTTTCAATTGAACAATGTTTACATTACATTGTGCTAACACACCTTTGTCTTGTAATTCTGCGGCACTGAGTTTGCCAATCACAGGACCTAAACTAACTAACAATGCAATCTTTTCAAAGTCAGCCTTAGGTATAGTACCTGTTAGTCCCCAACGAATTGGTATATGACTGAATACTCCAGTCAATAATGTTTTTAACGCATCAGCCTTTGCCATGTGTACTTCATCGACAATCACACATACAACATCTTCAATAAACTCACCTATGCTAACATCAGCCTCGCCTGCTTTAGTATTTTTCAATAGATTGTTAAGACTTTGCCATGTGCATATTGTATGTGTCTTACCAAACTCTTTGCGATCACCAAAGTATACACCAACATCAAGACCCATATTAATATAGTCTGCTTCTGTTTGTGTGACTAGACTTTTGTTGGGAACAATAACAATACTACGACCATACTGCTCTACTGACTTGCTTAGAGCCGCGGTCATAATTGTTTTACCTGCTCCAGTTGCTACTTCTTGTAATGACTGTGGATTGGCTAAGAAGTTGTTTACGATATCTACCTGATAGTCACGCAATGTAATTGGTTGACCTGCCATTGGATGCTTATCTGGCCATTTTTTGTCAGCAAACGAATCCGAGGACACTTGCGTGAAATTGAATGTGTTGCTGTATTGCCTTAAATCTTGTAACTCTATGTCGTAATCATAGTGTTCAAGTATGGGTATGATTTCTGTTAGCAGATTGATATAACTGCTACCGCCTAAACTAAAGAAACTTACCTTACCATTCCATCTACCAAGTTTAACGCTAGGTAGATATCTTGCACCGGGTATTTCATATTCAAACTTCTTCATACACGCTCTACGTGCATCAAGTTCTAGACCCTCAATCTTTATGTTTACTTCATCTTTAACTATTATTTTTGCTTCTCTCATTTTAGTGGCACCGGTCTAGAAATTTGTAATTGTATAATTTTGGCTAATCTTTTATTATAGTAACTTGGTAGATAATCGGTACCAGAGACTAGTTTTAACATAACCGGAGTCTTGGCATCATCTTCAGTATAGAATCTAGAATTATTAGCGACTTGAATATTTAGTTGCTTTAGTATAGCAGTAATCTCATTTCGGGTAGTTGTGTTGCCAAGTCCACGCCCAAAATAAACTAAATCTATATTAAGTTCACGTAGCCATTCTGCAACTGTGTGAAAGTTATCTAGATCAATCACAGGGCTAAAGTTAGATGCAAACAATTTTTTAGGATCATTCTGTGTTACTGATTCATCAATTTTAATTCCATGTTGCGACAACAAGAACAACGATTTAGGATGATCATCAAGTACAATATTATTAATTGCCTCTGACAAAAAGGAATTCATAGCAACTACATAATAGTTACCATTCAACTTTACATAAGTTGGATCCCAAAACTTTGCTTCATATGAAATTACTTGGTTCAGTAATTCCATAATCTCTACGTTATAAACAACAGTATTAAAGTATTTAGGTAATACGTTATTGACTAACCTAAGTGCATTAGTAGTCAATGGACTAACATAATGTTTACTATCACGATTCCATTCATATGAGTTATTATCTGTACTTCTGAAGTCACTTATGAAATGTTTGTTGAATGGAACCTTTAAAATAATTTCGTTACCAAATCTGGACACTTGAGCACCTGTGAATTCAGGTGTGCTTTCTACAATGGGAGTGGTCCATGGTAGTGACTTTAATTCTTCCTTTACAAATCCAACTTTAGTAAATTGCTTGGCATATTTGCTTATTAGTTTTTCAAACAATGCCTGTTGATTACTAGTCACACGATGATATTTGGCAATAAGATATTCCAAATTGTGTAAAAACTTTTGATCATATGTACTAAGTTTTATTTGTTGATTTAGGAAGTAATGTAATAAATGTTCCTTAGTTTTTAACATCTTAACATAATAACAATTGTCTAAACAAAACGCAAGCATAAAGGCAAAAAAAGGGACCTAAGTCCCCTTTTGTTTAGATTGACTACTGATTAACGATGACGCATCACCGTGTTCTCAGCAAGCATACGCCAGTTAGTCGGGCTAACCTTGACAAGATCACCGATCTTGAGGGCCATACGAAGTGACAACTCACGCAATTTAGACTTTTGATCCCACATGAAGTTCAAAACTTCATTAGCCTGATCCTCACTAAAGTCATAGTCTTTGAACAGACCACCAGTGTCAGTACTGTCACGATGGACCTGCTTGATGCGGAGCATCTTGTCACGTTCACTATCAACAGTGAGGTCCAAAAAGTGACAACGTGACTGAAGAGCCTCGAGGTGATCCTGCAACTTCTTACTCTTGAGGTTCTCAAACTTCAAGTTAGTAATGAAGATAGCACTACCACGGAACTCAAACTGATCGGGCACACCTTCACGGCGAAGCATAGCACTATCACTGTTCCAGCAAATTCGACGGCGCTTGCCTGAGTCAAGTGCGGCCTTAAGAATGTTCAGTGCAAGGTCGTCCTGAAATACAGAATCGCAGTCATCGAACACTAGCACATTCTTAGGGTCCGAGTACTTGAACAAAGTGCAATACAGACCGATCGGGGTCATAGCACCTTTGATAATTTCGAAACGGACCTTGCGACCTGCAAGTTTGTCAAACATCACGGCCTTTTCGAGTTGGGTCTCAACACCAAAACTCTTACCTACACCCGGAGGGCCCGATACAATCATTGCGCGGATATCACCGTTGATACACGCCTTACTCATTTCATCAAGAATCGCAAAGCGGGTAGCAATACGATCCATAGCCTGTTCATCAGTCTCCTGCACTACCGCAGGCTTCTTAAATTCTACTGTCTGAGACAAATCAGGTTCTCCTTCTGTAAATTGAATGTCGTTAATACTGTTCACCTTGACCTTGATCACATCGATAGCGATATCGAACTGGCCCTCATTTTTAACGGTAACATAGTTACCTTTCTTACCTGTCTGAAAACCCTTGACAAGGGTAAAAGACTGATTGATTACCGGCTTGTTGCGATACTCACCAAATTTCACAAGAATCGTAGACATGTAATTAGTCCTATGCATCAGTTTCAATACTATGTATTATAGACCCAAATGGATTATTTGTCAAGCCTTTTAGGCTATAAATAATCCATTATCTATCAATGACTTAGCACCCCAAAAATCTCATTTTTCAATGAGGAAACTTCATCGTGGGGCACGTAGAAGTCCGTAGTAGGATCCCAATACTCTCCAGCCTTTACATCATAGTAAAGAACCCTACCACTGGGGTAGTAGAAAGGACCTTCAAGTCCCTTGCGGGGTTGCCACTTACGTTCCATTTCCGTCAATTTGCGATATGCCATATTAAGCAGCCTTGTTAAGATATTCGTTAACTTCCTCACCAGTGACCATGTCACCGTTACGCATCGTATACACGACACGATAATTCTCACGCCCACCACCCATGAGCATGTCATACTCTTCGGTCTTGCGTTCCACACGCTGGTTCATGTAACCATACTCACCGTTCTCAACGGTGCGATTAGCAACCCACCGACCACCAATCCAACGTAATTCGAACGGGGTCTCCCACTCCTCGCACACTACGGCATCGTTATCGAGGATAGCATAGTCAACCACATACTCCTCAAAACCCTCATTTTGGGTTTCGATCAACGCCTTGAGGGTGGGGATACCACTATCCTTGACCTTGAGGGTCTGCTCGACCGTGAGGTCGGGAACAATAAAGACCTCGCCGCCCTTCATCTTCCAGTAGGGCTCGGCAACAGTACCGTAGTTTTCGCGGACTTGAGTGTAGATTGCGATCTTCATATTTGCTCCGTTGTTTGACTGTCTAAGCCTCTATTATATGCCCAAATCGATTATTTGTCAACCGATTACGAACACACGGGGAGATTCATCACGATCCATGAAGTGATTACCCTGCAGGGGAGCGGTAAAGAAGTCCACTGCCTTCTCACGGCGATCATTCTCACCACACCAAACCCGCTTGATAAATTCTGCACGGAACGTGCCATCCATCTTGCTGATACCAACGACCTTGCCAATCATGTAGCAATCATCGATACCAACGAAATCTAGGCTCTTAACAATGTCACCAACTTGCATTACTGTCTCCGTGTCTCAACTGTCAATAATGCTATTATATGCCCAAACTCATTTATTGTCAAGCCTTTTCAGTAAGAAAAAAGCCTATATAAATCAATAACTTACAGAATCTTACTGGAATAGACTTCTACGGACTTGTCTAATTGCTTGATAAAATCGACTTCAGTTTGGTCTTTTGGATCCATAACCGTATGATCGGCTATGATAATCCCAAGATTTGTAGGAACAACAGCATGTATACCGTCGCCACCTGAGGTACTATGTGCTTGTAATGTGGGCTTGTCAAAAAGTATAGCACCACGATTACTTACAAACATCAAAAAATCTGCATAGTGGGCTGGCAGTTGTGCATGAGTATTTGTGCCCATACTGTTAGTCAATTTAATACTACAGTTTTTTCGAATCTCGTTTTTCTTACTTGTATAGATGGCACCTTCAGTATATTTCATTTCAAGCCTTGTGTCTTTAAGACCTGTAATAAGAAAGTCTACACCATCCTGTGCAACATACTTCAATGTTTTGTTGCTATATTGCTCTACTGATTTTTCTAGTATACGTGCCTTAAGGAAGCGTAACTGTTCAGTATTGAGTTGATGGCCCAATGCTTTAACTAATTTACTAAAACGATGCCAATTAACGTTGGCTCTAAGAAAATCTGCAACTTGTTGTGTGGTCATGAATTATGTGCTGTACTGAATATAGCATCTATTGTATCACGGGCTTGCATTAAATTGCAACTAATATTTTTAGGATGACTATTAACGTTAAACGAAATAAAACTAGGGTTATATATTTTTATTTCAATTTTAGTACTATTGTACTCTGCCAATATATAACGATACGAAAATATACTACCCTGTCTTAGATAAGACCTAACAGTTATGGGCATATATTTGCGTTGTGCGTTTATGTATTGAAGTATCAAGTCTGTGATAGTATCAGAATCCATGACTCTATTTACTCAGTCACATTAATAACTAAATTCCATTTTGGATCATCGGCAGTAAGATATGAAATATTATCTTTTCTACGTTCGACAAATTTACCTGATACTTCAACGTCAGACGTTTTAACGTGGTGATCAAAAAGATTTGTCAATACGTTATTACTATCAACAGCCAACATAACTTTATTGTCATTAGTATCATTAAACCAATACTCAACATAATTGTTATATTTTCTATACGGTGTTGTAGTTTTGATAAACTTTAATTTTAAGTTACCCTTGATTCTAGTATCACCTTTGATTTGTACAAACTCGCCACCAAAGATATTAATGATTTCTAAATCATAGAAATAAAAATAAGGTAGTTTATAAGCCAAACCCATATAATTCTTAGGATAAATGTAACCGTTGTTAACATCATTACCATCAGTATTGTTAATGAAATCAAACAGATCCTGCCTATAATTAGTGAAGGGTGTGTTTTTAAGTTTCAACACCAATAACTTTTGCTGAAAGAATTTAGTAATCTTCTCTGCTAATTGTCTATCTTCAGGTACAATTTTAGTAAGGACCGAAGTATCATTTAGTGTCAAATATGCATTAGCCTTATCTAGTTTACGTAATCGGTAAACGGCACAACTGATAACCAATAAATTATCATTAACCCTAATATTTTTATTCTTTATAGGGTTTCTATCACCCAACAGATCGGTGATATTGAATACTTGGGCTGATGCGGCGCTACTAGTCATAATTATATCTCAAAAATTAAATTATACTGAATAAATGTGTTAAAGTCAAATAGACATTACCCAATGGTAATATCTTCCATACCTGCTGTGCGTAGGCGAACAATATGACCCAATTGCCATTGTTTACTGTCCAAACCTTTCATAATGCCTAACCATTTGTTGCGTAGTAATGCAACTTCGTTGACTAGGACTTCGTAGTCAATGACCTCTTCTTCGCCGTCAACATACTTTTCAGCATCACGGCTAGTCAAGGCTCTGTTATAATTTTCTAAAAATTTTTGAAAATGTTTCCTACGAATTTTTCGTAGTTGTATATTGAGATAGTTTAACACTGCCTCAATCTCTTGTAATTGGTTAAAACGATATTCGGTAACGCCGGGTAAAGCGGCAATGTTTTTTTCAACTTTGCCGTTTACCCGAACATCACTTTTTGCAGACAACAACTCATTTTCATAATGAGTAATGAAGTCTGGTATTGTACTTAAATCCTGTGTGACTCTAGTATACCAGTTCATCAATAATCTTCGTCGTCGTAATCTTCGTCCTCATACTCTTCCTCTTCTTCCTCGTATTCAGATTCCTCTTCTTGCGTGAAGAATTTAAGAGCATCCATTACCACTTGATCACGCCTAAACATTTCTTTAATTTCGGCAGTGTCAATGTCGTTATCAATTAATAAATTAATCAATGTCTCAGCCGCTTCTTCATGATCATTACGTTGAATAATTGGCTTAAGTCCATCCCATAATTCTTTAACTAATTCAATACTCATTCAGTAGTTTCCTCCTCAGGTGATACATTACTTATCTTCCCCTGAGATTTTTTTTGGAACTCTGTCATTACTTTATCTAAACAACCATCTTCGTTTGATTCCCAGCCTTTACGGAAGAACTTAAGAATCTCACCATCTGTAGTTGTATATGATAAACGATTGCCTTCTTTAGTCAACAAGCCTTGACCTTCAAACAAATCAAGCAAGCCACTATAGGGGTTCATGCCTGTTTCATATGGGATCTTAACTTGAACACTTTCAAAAGGCTTTGCGTAACGTGTTTTCATTACCTTACAGGCACTACGAATACCACGTACTTCACTTACCTTGTTGCCATCTTCATCTTCTTTAAGTTTCAGTTTACGCATAGCAACAACAATTGAACTTGCGTAGATAAAACCTTGACCACCTGAGATTTTATCATCAGGGTCAAACATATCTTGGCTTGCGTATGTATGATTAGTTGCTACTAATCCAACATTATGACTGCCAAACATGTTAACACAATTGCGAACAAGTGATGTTAGTGCCTTAGGCTTACGACCCATGTCACCTTTCATATCACCTGCTTCAAACTGATTAACGTCAGTAGGTGTTAACAACATACCAAGTGAATCTATAATGAAAAGAACTTTAGGACGATCCTCTAGAGGCATCGTCTTATAACTTTTCATAAACTCACTAATAGTTTTAGCAACGTCATCAATCATTGCCATATTCAACTTCAATAGTTTATCTTCGCTAGTATCAACACCAAGTGCCTTTAACCAATCTTCATCAAGTGCGTTTTCGCTGTCAACTAGTACAACAAAAATCCCTTGTTGTTGCGCATGGCGAACAAGGTTACCGGAACAGATATATGACTTTCCTGATCCTGACTCTCCGGCAAAGACAGTAACTTTGCCAAGAGGTACACCTTTGTTAAAATCACCACTAATAAGAAAATTGAGTGCGTGATTTCCTGTGCTGATCCAATCGGTTGGGTCATTAAACCCGATACTAAGTCCTTCAATGGACTTGGTAATATCTTTTCTAAATTTGCTAATATCAAATGGCTTACCCACATGGGCCTCCTATCATCTTTGTATATTCATCCTCATTCTATCAGAATAACTAATTTTGTCAAGGTATTCGGGACTAGTATCTGCGATTCGTTCCAATTCATAATCGCTTGGATAATGTCTCAATGCACCACGTGCCCGATCTCTAATGATACTAGGGACACGGGGTGTCTTACCCGGATCACATAATTCTTCCAATAGTTTTCTTCCTTGCTTTAAGGCTCGGAATCTTTCGTCTGGTAGTGTCATGGAAGTTCTCCTAAGAAAGGGGAGTTTCCTCCCCTATACCCTTTTAGGCTGACTTATTCTGCCTTGCACGAATCATCGCAAGAATGTCCTGCGCTTTATCGCTTGAAGGCTTATCAGTAGTCTTTGGTACTACTACAGGGCTTGATGCACTTGTGTCATCATCCTCATCACTTGAAGATGAAACTGCGGGTGTGCTGGTTTCAGCAGTCACAGGTCGTTCGTTCGCAGTTCCAGCAGGTGCTTCAAGACCATATGGACGATAGTATTGACCCCAACGGTCATTATCGTAAGGTTGACCATCAACACTTGCCTCAAACATTTCTTTGATAACACGCAACTCAGCCTCGTTAGGCTTCTTAGGTAAGAAGTCTACAAGATTGAAAAGTCCATGACTTTCAATTGCTGCCTGTTCTGCTTCAGTAAGTGCTGATTCCTTACGTGCCCAAGTTGAAGTGCTATAATCAGCATAACCACCTTTGCTAGTCTTTTTGATGTTGAAATCAAGACCGCGCATGTAGTCAGTTGGCAACTCTTCCATTTCAGGATCCATCAAACTAGATTTGATAATAGTAAAGATTTGTGGGCTGATGATAAATCTGCGAATAGGGTTCGCAGGAGTTTTGTCATCGCCGAGTGGGTTCTGACGTACAAAGCCTTGAAAGATATAACTACGCTTCTTCCAATACTTGTTAGCAAGTTCCTTAAGTGTTTCATCCTTATACCAAGGACGAACCTCAGCAAGAACTGGACAACTATCACCATACATTTCTACGCATGGAACTTGTACAACTACTTGCTTGTGATTTGGATCACCTTTAACACCATTGAATGGCAACTTGATGATTTGACGTTCTACCCAAAAGAATGTATTCTTTGAATCTGCATCTGGCAAGAAACGGACGGTAGCAGTTGTACCTTCGCTCATGTTCCAGTGGGGGTAGATTGCGTTGTCAGATTGGGTTCCAGAACCCTTGTTGTTTGACTTATTTTCTTGTGCCGCGATACGGGCACGAATTTCTGCGAGTGAGGCCATAATATTTCTCCTTAAGTTGGTCTTTGTTGAGCCTTAAAATAATTCGCTGATTCCCTATGAATCAACTAACATAAGCATTATTGTAATACTACACGGTGCCTATGTCAATAGTATTTATCCCAGATGTGGGAAACCGCAGAAAAATCTGCGGTTTTTATTGAGTTTATTTACCCAACAATCTTAGAATGGCTTCGAGGTCTTCTTGACCCTCTTTGACATCTTTCTTATGTGCTTTATCCATTTCCTTATTCAATACCTTTTCAGCATCTTTAGCAGTGTCTTTGGTTTTAGAAGGAGTAGCCTTACTACCTTTAGCATATGGATCTCCATCTTCACGATGTCCTTTATAACCTTCGCTATCCATTTCAGTAATTGCCTCTTCTTTTGATTCAGTTGATTCACTTGCTCCAACTAACTTACCAATATTATTGTTCTTAACTTTTTCAGTTGGGCCTAATTGACCTACACGCTTTTGATTGGCATCTAAATCTTCCGCCACACCTTGCTCTTTAATGTTTAGTTGTTTTTTAGTATAGGCCACTGCGTCATCCAATGCGGCTAAACCTTTTTGCTCTGAATTCTTGCTCAATCCAGTGTCATAAAGTTCATCGCCATTGTAAATTCTAACTTGCCAACCAAAACCAGTATCAACTAAATCGTGTCTAAAATTTCCCACCTTGACTGACTTGACTACATTCTTACCGGAGCCTTCCGCCACACCTTCTAAAGATAAATCATCGTCTTGTGATTTTAATAAACTTACAACTTCATCACGGTTGGCTAATTGACCTTCACCGTCTCTTACACATGATTTTCCTAAACCCATTTGATTACAGAGTCTTATTAACTCTATATCACTCATATCTTCATATGGCTCATTATCTTCTTCTAAACCTGTAACGTCATGTACTAAGTCACCGGCTGTTTTCTTTTCAACTTTACGAACTCTTTCATGTGCGGCTTGTGCAATTTGGCTTTGTTTAGTATCGCTACTATAATGGCTATCAGGCTCTTGTGAATCTTTCTTCTTGCCTAATCTGTCAGAATAAATTTTCAATTTAAATTTTAAATCTTTTTTCTCTTCGTCTGATAGTTTTGGATCTTTTAACTTTGAATTAATGTTATCAATATTTGCTTTAAGTTTTCTGCTTAGTTTAGTATCTTCGCTATCTTCTTCTAAATCAAATGCTTTCAAATTACCTTTTTCAGTATTTTGATTATGTGCTAATGTCTCTGCACCAGGTGCTTCCATTAAATCATCTTCAGGTGCATCTTCTCCGCCACCTTCACCTGCGTCACCTGCTGTTTCAACATCATTTTCTTCACTTGCTTCAGGACCATCACCGCCTTCAAGCAAACTACTTGCCCATTCAGCCAATTCATTTACTTCACGCATTTCACTTACATTCTTTTGTAAACGTGAAAGGATTGGCATTACACTTTCAATACGTGGATCTAATGTTTCTTGTACGAACAACTCTGTTAAATTAGTTTCATCACCTTCTGTTTCCATTAATGCAGGTGTGTAACTTTCAAAATACTTGTGGTATCCACGATGACCACGCATCTTACCTAATGTCTCACGTAAATTGTGATAATGATTGATACCTTCATTAACTAATCTTTGTGCTGATTCGTTAAATTGATTACCTCTAGTGGCACGAACGAACCCTGCCATTTTTTGATACTCTTCACAAAGACCCTTGATATGGTTCCAACGTTCATCATTTGGAACTCCGCCTTCGGCCAAATGTCTAGCATAAACTTGGGCAACTCCCGGGCGGGTAGTAGGGGCAAGAATTCTTTCGCCAACTTGATTCTCCAAAAATATTCTAGCAATATTACGATAACGCTGTTCGCCTTCTTGGATCTGACGGGTATGCTGAAGTATAATTTTAACAGTTGGAACTGCATCGCTATAACTTGACTGCTTACCCATCGGGTAATATCCTTCGGATATATTTTCTTTCTTTTTAGTATATTCTCTTTGTGCCATATCGTCACCTAATTTGTTTTTATCTCTGAGTTCGAATCCAAGTTGTTTACTCATTGCCCAACGCTTTAAATGTTGTATGAATGCTGTCCAACTATCATCATATTCTGAACCCTTGCTACGTCCACCTGTATCCATTATATCGTCATCATAATACAATATAACATCTTGTGCGTCATCGATGGTGACCCAAGCATCACCTAACTCTTCCCCAGCCTTAACAAATGTAAAATTGAAAACATCTGCATCCTGAGGACTCTCTGTTCTTTCGTTCTTGCTGTCCTTAGGAATAGGACGATAACCCCTAGTTTTTAGAAGGTCGTAAAGTTTCTTATTAAATGATTCTTGATCAATAGCCATAATGATATTTAGTCCTAAACGGTCAACCTAGCACAGCATAGAAGGGTAACGGGGCTATGATTTCGTCATGGTCACGTATTTGTGTCTCTAAATCATAGTGGAAATCACTTAATTGCTGTAACATTCTTACTACTAATAGTGAGGCCATAACTAAATCGTCTGTTTCCCCAACTTTTGCTTTATAACTACCCTCTAACGCTACAAATGTCTTTAATTCCCCGATCAAACTACGACTGTGCAAAGTCATTTTTTTACTCTCTAACAGAGTTTTAAACTTAGCACAGGCTGTAAGTTTAACTTTATGCGTAGTGTTGAATCCTTTGCGCTTTTTTCCCGGCTCGCTTAAGAATATTCCAGGTATATTACTTTCCCCATATTCTGCTAATGACACTAACGCCGCTTCACCTATACTGTTATTTTCAATACTATAGTATAGATTGTTAGGTTCACCCGTACATTCTACAATATGTTTGTTTATTTGTGCAAGTAACTTTACTTGATTTGGAATATCCGTTTTATTATGCTTCCATTCACCAATTTGTGTAGTTGTATTTGCTTCATATATTTGTATTGCTGAGGGGTCACTACCTGTACCTAAACTAGGATCTAATCCTACCGCATAGATATTACCCTTAGTTGGCTTTTTATACCAACGCACCTGACCCATACGACTCACAGGTTCTATTCCTTCTAAGTCAATTAATGTTGTAGGTGCTATTAATGTCTCATCGGCAATAATGAATTCACAACCAATCTCTCGACGGAATCTATCTTCACCTAATTGGGCTTTCATCCCCTCAGCCCATTTATCATCACGCCCTGGCTGTTCACTCCAATGTGCTTTATATGCTCTGAATCCATTAACACCTAATTCAGTTTCATTGCCATAAGCATCTTCAGTCTTGTTGGCGCCCTTCCAAATTAATGCGAATTGATCTTCGTCACTATTTGGAGTACTAGTAATAATTGCTTTACCACCAGTAGATAAGGTAGGCGTGATTGAGGTCCAAAACAATTCGGCAATGGAAGGTCTAACGAATGCAAACTCGTCTAAGTATAGCAATGAGATAGACATACCACGACCCGTATTTTCCGTCGTGGTTGCTGAAACAATTCTTGATCCGTTCTCAAAATCAAGTGACCCTTTATTATAAGTAGTCACGCCTGCCTTAATATGCATGGGGCAGTTCTCATATGCATAACGAATACGTTGCATAATTTCCTGCGCACCTGTGTACTTATGTGCCGCAATAAGAATTGTGCTATCTGGAACAAACATAGCATACCATAATAAGTAACCTGCAGCACTAGTTGACTTACCACTTTGTCGAGGCATCAAACTAATACTGTAACGATAATTATGATATGTGTGAATTAATCGTTTTTGATAGTCCCATGGATGATACAACATTGATCCACGTGTTGGATGTTGTATGTAAAAGAAGTTATCCATAAAATGTAAGTAACCAGTCTGCGGGTCACAACACTTTACAAAATCGTCTAGTTCTTGTTGCGTCTTAAAGACTGTCTTTACATATGGATCTTTGATTAATGAACCGGTTCCACTCATAGTAAAGTATTTATTTAGGTAACATATCGAACAGACTTAATATTTTACACATTTTATTATACCATAAATGATGCATTTGTTTGGCTTCAATTGGTAAATTGATCTTTAAAATATCTTCTACTAACTGATATCCACTCTCGGTGAAGAAATCTTCAGTATTTAAATATGCTCCATTACTATAATCTGCTTTTGGATAATGAGCCGGTTGACCTGAACCTATACAATAGAACGGAAAAGTATATCTATCAGAACGAGGTGTAAATTCGCATAATTTTATTCTTTGGTATGGGATAGTATTTTGTTTTGGAAAACTCATTACGATCCAAAACGGCTTAGGTATTTTACTAATTAGTTGATAGTCTGTTTCTAATTCATAATAAGCATGATCGTGTTGAGCAAGTATATTGATATGATCCTTACTTAATGTATCTAAACTATTTTTATTAAGTATATATGTTTCTGAAAAATGACAATTGATACCTTTTGCCTCAAATTTAGTTTCATCTTTTATTGTATTTTTAAATTCAACGCTTAACTTAACATTATGCAATCGTTCATAATGTGCTAATAAATCAGAAAGATAATTTGTACTGTCAAAAAATTTATTAAATTTTTTGTGAGTGCTTATTAAATTAGAAAGGTGATTGCCGCCACACCCACCGGGATATACTATTAGTAAATTCTTCATTCATTAAGTAATTTCTTGCCATTCAAGACTTACATATACATCTTGGTTAGTACCAGTGGTTGCCATCATAATTACATATTCGTATACTGTTCCGGTAAACGAATCACGTTCTAGTTGATATTCAAATCCAAATGACTCTTGTGTAGGGGCACTACTACTTTGATTACTTGAATTAATAAATGACTGTTCAGCAATGTCACCACTTACCAGTGAAGTAGGTGCAAGATTATATTGAACCGCACTATCTGCCGCACTGTCTACCCAAATACCACCTGATGTAATGGCTCGTTTATAAACACGATATTGGAATATACTCTGTGATACCGGAACAATTGAATAGTTGATAGGTACTACTATAGCATCTAACATTGTACTCTTTAGTCTTATAGCCATAACAGGTTTAAAACTTTGGTCATTTGGCAATCTTATTGGGCTACCAATAACGTGTGACGCCGCTCTTGGATTCCCTGATCCTGATAATTGGAAGCCGCCTTCACTTATAACACTTGAACAAATCTGTCTCATTAGACTTGGACTTGCAGTTGCACCGGTATTGGTAATTTCACAACGTAACGGCAATGTAGCAGTTGTCATATATGTTGTGGTGTTATCAGTAGATACAGTGCTTACTGTGTTTGCGTGATGGAATGTGTGGCAAGTGATGTAAACACCATCGATGATGAATCCTACTCTAACACTGCCAACACCCAACCATTCAATGTCTATCCAAAAAATCTGATCTAGTGCAGGGTCTAATGTAATGCCGCTTGGATTGTTCGCACCACCTGCGCCATTTAATCTGTCACCATTCCATTGGCTCTGTGGGATTCTATCTTCTACAAGTGTGCCTGTGCTACTACTTCTAATTACCATGTTGAGAGTAGTACCAACAACTTCAAAATATATACCATTATCCTCACCAAAGTATCCTATTCGTTGGCGAAGATTTGCTTTAGGTTGACTCATGCAGAAAGAAGAAAGAACTAATAAACTCTTACCCGGCTGATATGGGAAAGTCTTAGTTGTTTCTCTTTGAACACTATCACCTGAACCAGTTGCAACATTAAGTTCATACGTGCTTGAATCTGCACTATAGACTACGCTTGCGGTTCCTGCAATATTAGAACTAAACTGTTCATGGTCATAATATCTTGCTTGCGTATCATATAATGTATACGGATTGCTAACTCTTAGTCTACCGAATGCATCTGTTGCTTCTGGGGCAAAAGATACACTTGCCGTACCACTAATACCCACATTGCCTGTAACGTTCCAAGGATCAGTACCTTGAGTGACTTCAACACTGTTGTCGATGTTTACATTACCAGTAACGTTAGCATTGACATTACCTTCAATCATCCAAGGATCAGTACCTTGAAATACTGTAACGTTACCTGCATCTATGTTGATATTGCCACTTACAGGAAGTGTATTTCCAGAAACATCAACGTTTCCTAATGCATCTACTGTGATATTACTGACGATGACGTTACCTGCAATAGTAACGTTACCACCTACAATACTGGAGCGTACATGTACTTGTCCAGTAACGGTGTCAAGTTCTAATGCTTGTGTAATGTTGCGTAAGTACCAAGGACTTACGTTCGCTGGTTCAGGATATGCCATAATATACTCTTTTAGTTAGAGTATTTATGCATGAACCGTTGCTATCTTATACCAATAATCGTGAAGGTTTTGATGTTTGCTATCTATGCTGAATCCAAACTTTTCTAACAACTTAGCATTTAGCATTCTAAACCCGTTAGGGGTAAAGAATTCCTCAGTATTGATGTATATACCATTACTTTCAGTAATAAAGGTGTATTCGGGAATAGTAGCGGTTGTTGGGAATTTAATAGGCAGTTGATAATTTTTGTATTCGTTTTCTTCATTAAAGCCAGCCAATTGATTTCTTCTATAAGGAATAGAGTCTATTGACGGTTCAGTTAATACTATACCAACATAATTTTTAAACTGATGTAAACGTTTGTTAGCAAACAAATTATGAAAATTTGTGTAATGCCCGGTAAAAACATTCTTTTTTCCATTGCTAAGAATGTCTGATAACCACTCGTCATTTTCTTCATAGTCATTGATATGTTTTTGAAATGAATCAAAATGAACATTCAATGATTTTGGGGAGTGATAGTTTTTTGTTACGTATATGTCTATATACTTTACAAGCATCGTCTGCTCATAATTATCCCAAACATATTTAGGGTTAAATGCTGGGTGTAGACTTATCAAGTTTGCAATATGGTTACCCCCGCATGACGGGGGATAGATTACAAAAACGTTTTTAATTTCTTCAAAAGATATCATTTAATATCAAGAGGTCTTTGTTTAGTGGCAAGTATGCAGAAATATTTTTCTCTTACTACTTTTACATTTCCATCTTTATCAGGTACGTTCAAATCAAATTCAAGGTTATTAAACTTGTCAATATTGAAACCAGTACGTGTCAATAATGCTGCCAATTGATTTTGCCCTAATATACTATAATGGTTCAAATTAAATTCATGCATTCTCTCACAGTCAGGAGCAGGAACTTCAATATAAATTTTACCACCTTGTTTTAGAATACGATTATATTCCATCAAACTAAAAATGGGATATGGACTATGTTCTAGTGCATGACGTAGGAATACAAAGTCTACACTTTCATCATAGTATCCATCACGCTGTGGAATAAAACTTAAATCATAACGTTTAATCGTATGACCTTTATCCTCACATAATTTAACGTCTCCGGGACTTAATGTTACTCCAGTAACATCGGTATAGCCACGTGACTTCATCTCATCTAAGAAGTAGCCCGGGCCACAACCCAAATCTAAAATTTTTGCATTTTTAGATAGATTCAATGGGTCAATATAATCAGTAACAACTTGTGATGTTAGTTGTTTATGAAACGGGCTGTCACCCTCGTCATAGATATGTGCTGTATAAAGCCATTCATTGTAAAACTTAAGTTTTACAAGATCGAGGGTTGTGTTAATATCAATTAAATTTTGCATGAGAATCCTGTATTGTTATGTCAATACTTATTCTCAAATACCAGCAAATTTATTTTTTCTTATACCCTTTAAAAGGTTTAATTGGGCTTTGAATGTTAGTACCGGGTAATTCTTCGCTATCTAAATCACCATGATTTAAGTCAGTGGTATCGCTACCCACTGCTTTAAATGCTTGCTTAAGCATTTTCTGTTCTACATCTGTATATGGATGGGCAGTGTTATATCTTCCGCTCCAAGTTTCTGCATCTAACTGTAAAGGAGTTGTGCCGTCTGCGCATGCAGTAGCCATCATAATACGATTGAGTTCGTATGTTCTATCATATCCACCCGGATCACGGAATTTGTGTAATCCACGTGTAGCGAAACGTTGACGTTTTGTTGGATGTGCAACCGTTCTCTCTATGATAAATTCTTTAGCCCTCATTTCTTATATCCTTTAAAGGGCTTAATGGGCGACTGCTTCATAGTGTCATCCATTTCATCACTAGTAGGTGTACTTACTGATTTTTTACCATGCTTGTGTACTTTAGCCAAAGCCTGATCAATAACTTTACCCACATTAGGATCAAAACTGCTTACTATTTGATTCTCACCCCAACTGCTTTCAGCACGAAAATTGGGCTTATAATTATTAATATTATCATTACCCATATTACCTCTTACATCAGCAATGGCTACCCCAAAACGATATAAGTCATAAAAGTCCTGATTTTTTAATTCTGGAATAACAAATGTGTTAGGTAGGGCTTTGTTTGCCACATCTAATCCATCATGGGCATCACTTAATTTTTGCTCAGTAATAAATTCTCTTGCTCTCATTATTAATCTTCAGTAGTGATGTTATAATCATTTTCAGTTGACATAACTTGACCATCAGGATAACCATCAAGTTGAATATCTAATCCTGGTATTGGATCTCCTACATACATAATTTGAGAAGATATAAAATGAAATAATGATGCTGTTGTAAAGGGACTGACTAGTACACGAACATTTGATCCAAATACATCCATATCGTAATTACATATTGCATTACCAGTGAATGTTGCACCGTATCCTGTAAACTTTACATCTGTTCCTGCGGCATTAATTTGCGCAGATAACGTTACATTTTGTGCATCATCAGTGCCCGGGTCATTGGATCTAACAATGAAAACACCATTAGTGAATCCAGATACAGGGGTTTCGAATATAACTTGCCCTGGAGTATTTCCTGTGCTATATGTATTACTAGTATTAACAAATGTAGCGAAAAGATTACTAAAATTATTATTAATCTTTCCAAAGGCAACACGTAACGGATCACCTTCACCGTCGTTTGGCAGTGTGCCTATGTTAATTATTTGTTGTGTAGCCATATCTAAATCCCGTAATTATACTGTATTTATCAGTATAACTCTTAGAAACCAAACCAGTTCTTTTTAGGAGGTTCTACTTTAACGGTATCTGATTTGCATTTTTCTGCAAGTGCAATAGCATTAATTCTAACGCTGTCACTTGCATTTTTAGCGATTTCACCTATAGCACCCCAACATGCTGATTGTGTAACGGTGTTATCTTTACTAATTGCTTTGCTAGCATCATAGTACAATTGTTCTTTATTCGTAGCACAACCTGCTAAAGTTAGCGCAAAAACTGCTACTATTATGTGTTTCATTTGTTATCCTCACTTTACGGAATCATATATTTTTTTCTGCTCATTATACCATTCTTGCCAACCCTCAACTTTAGTTGAACATTGATAGTATAATGTATAGTTATGAACTACTGTTCTTAACATCTCTGTAATAAGAACCTGATCACCCTCTACTTTTTTAAGTTCTTCGCATTTTTTCATTAATTCAGGTACCGGATCAGGGAACTTTTGTGTTACTGGAACAGTCTTAGTAAACAAACTACATCCTGATAATAGTAGTACAAATATCAACGGGATAAATTTCATTTTTTATCCCCTTTCATTCCTGCTGCCTGATTATGTATATCTATTAACTCTTTGGGGACAGGGCAAGATTCAACATATTTTATGACTTCTTCTACCCTAACACGTTCAGGACCTTCTATAGTTTTAAGTACTTCACGGTCACGATATCTATCAACATACTTGATAATAGTATCTCCCTTTTCCTTAATAACCGTAGCCTTACCTGTCAATGCAGCCTGTAATTCTGTATTTTTCTTGGCTGTTTCTGCTTCGGCTTGTGCTACTCTAGCCTCCATTTCCTTAACACGTAGTTCCCATTCTTTATTGTCTGCTAATCCTCCTTCAAGATATACCCCAAAGGCAAAAACTATTAGACTAATAATCTTGATGGGTAAACTATATTTCTTAATTAAAGGAATGAATCCTAGAACAAAACCGGCTATAATACCCAACAAGCCGGCAGCAAATATAAGATGAACTACCCAATCGGGCATAATAGTAAAGATCCACATACCCTTATTTATCGTAGAATTGGCATACTATGCTGGAAATATATTCTACTTCCCCGTCAGTCAGTTCTGGATATATAGGGAGACTTAATACACCTTTGGTCAGCATTACACTAGTGCTTACGATATCTGGTTTCTTTAGACTACGTGCTATTGGTAACTCGCTAAGTGCATGTGGATAATGTACTTTAGATTCTATATTATGCTTTTGTAAATATTCGTGTAAATCATCGCGGTTTTCTGTATAGACTACAAACTTTTGATCCGCATGTATGGAAAAATCTCTACTTAAGCAACGCAATGGTAAATTTTTAAATTGTTCTAGGTAATAGTATCTAATCTGTTTTCTGCGCCATTGCCAATTATCTAAATGATTAGCACGTACTAATAAATGTGCGCAGTCTAGTTCGCTCATTTTACTATTAGTACCTGACATTTGATGCCAATCTGGTTTACCATTACTACGATAGTTATATGCAAATTCATATAATTCTCTATCGTTAGTTACAATAGCACCACCATTACCACTAGAAGGTAAATTTTTTGTAGGATCAAAACTAATAGCCATACCCATACCTACTGAACCACTGTCTGCTATTAGCCAATGTTGCGCACCATCGACAATATGATTTGAATTTGCAGGAGAAGTTTTTGCTCCGTATAATCCAACTAAACAAGCAGTCTCTTCAATGTTATGCTCTATCATTAATCCATTTTTATCAGTATCTAATATTTCTATATCATAATCAGCATTTAAAAAGGCATTAAGTGTTGCAGGATATGTAATGTTAGGAATGTATACACTGGGTCTAATATCTGATTGTGTAGCATAGAACCATTGTGATCTTAACCACAATGCAATGATCTCTAATGCTTGTGTGCCGCTATGTACTGTGACCGCAAACTCTGTTCCTGTTTTTAATGCTAACCAAGTTTCAAACTTATTGGTAAAAGGGCCGCTCATAAGGCAGCCCTCTCTTAACACTTGATCGGTAGCGTTTAGTAATTCTTCTTTAAGATTGCGGTATTGTCTTGCTAAGCCAAAATGGGCTATTGCTGAGCCATTCATAATATTTTTGAAAACCTTCTTCTACATCGACCTTAGGATCAAATCCAAAATCAGTACGTGCCGCGTCAATGTTTAATGCTCCACGACTAGGAAAATCGGGATCTCTATCTCGTACTTCAATAGTTCCCCTACCTACAATGCTTACTGCTAGTGTGGCAGCATATAGTAAACTACGGCTATGACTTTTAGTTATGTTGTAAATTTTGTTATTGGTGTTTTCGCTGAGTGCGGCATTGACGATTCCATCGGCTGCATCTTCAACATATGTGAAGTCGAGGGTTTCTCCTGTTCCATTGACCTTGAGCATTCCACCTCGCATTGCAGTGAGCATAAACTTTGCAATAACTCTATCTTCCACATCAAGAGGCCCGTATACTGCGCTAGGACGAATAATAACATGACTAAAACAATTTCTGCGTGTGTAATCTTCAACAAGGCGTTCTCCTGCAAGTTTTAAAATCCCATATTGACCTTGTGGCTTACAGTTATAATCCTCAGTCACATCATCAGGGAAAGTACCATACACCATACTACTACTGATGTATACAAATTTCTTTACATTATATTTTTTACTTAGTTCACAAAGGTTTAGTAGACCTTCGCTCATAACTCTGCTACCAATTATTGGATTGGCGTTGACAACTTTCTGTCTTGGAAAACTTGCCATGTGAATCACAATATCAAACTTCTGTCCGGCAAACAACCAATCCATATTACGTTGATCACAGATATCAAATCGATAAACAAAAGGAGTTTTAATTTTCTTCTTTCGTTCTTTCATCAAATAATCTATTTCATCTTGAGGTATAATTCCATAGTTTGTATATGTGTCTGTAATACAAACTTCGTGTCCTAAACTTTCTAATTTAGCGACAACATGATGACCAATAAGTCCCATGCCTCCGGTTACTAATATTTTACTCATATTTCAATTTCCAAAATGTATAATCTTCGGGTTTTAGTACAGCCTTTATAATAACCTCATGTCCATATATATCGAGGTTAGGTATTAAATTCCACGTAGGAGGCTCAACTGAATTTTTCATAATCCATTGTCCTGGTTCACTGTGTTCCCAGTTATATAATGGTTCGGCAGCATACAACTGTGGATCTTCTACATCAGCCATGCGAAATTTATGAACTATAACATTTATATTTTTCATACCGCCATATTTGCCTTAATCTGACCATGTGATGTATAGTTTAATAGATTGATGTCCTTCATCGTAAACTTAGTAATATCTTTGATTTTAGGATTTAGAACTAATGCAGGCGCCGCCAATATATCTCTTCTTAGTTGTTCTTTTACTTGTTCAACATGATCCTTATAGATATGTGTATCACCAGTACTAATAATTAATTCACCAACTCGCAAATCACAAACTTGTGCAATTAGATGAGTGAGTAACGCATAGCTAGCAATGTTAAAAGGTAAACCAAGAAACACATCCACACTACGCTGGTACATATGACAAGATAGTTTTTTATCTTTGTTGACATAAAATTGACTCATAACATGACACGGTGGTAGTGCCATTTGATCTAACTCAGCCACATTCCATGCACTAAGAATATGTCTGCGACCATTAGGATCTTTCTTGATACCTTCAATAAGATTCAATAATTGATCTACTTCAATACGATCTACTGCTAAACGATTTCCACCTTTATGTGCAGGACCATAATCCATTTCTTCTACATACTTGTTCCAATGGCGCCATTGTACACCGTATACACGACCTAGATCACCATCAAACTTTGCATTCTTTTTCCAATATGGTGCTAACGCATTGGGCGTCCAAATCGTGACTGTACCTTCTTTCGACCCATGCGTAATCTCCGCCAGTCTACGTTCATCGTTGCTACCCTCAATAAACCAAAGTAACTCTCCCACACAAGCCTTCCAAGCCAACTTCTTTGTAGTGATTGCTGGAAAACCGGAATTAAGATTAAAACGAAGGTGACGACCAAAAACACTAATAGTGCCCACGCCAGTTCTATCATCTTTCGCTTCTCCGTTCTTTAGTATATCCTCTAACAAATCATGATACTGTTTCATTTTCTTTTCCAAATTTGATATTCATGGTCAGGAAATACTTCATTATGTATCCTAACAAAATTATTTTCTAAGTATAACAAATCTATGAAAACATCGCAAGTATATTCGGTATAGGTTTTTGTTAAATGGACTTCGTGAATTTTTTCCCAACTACTATTAATTAATTGGGCACCTCCTATTATCCAAGCATCATCTGTAATATCATCGATTGTCATTGTAGTAAATGCATCATCAGGTAGATGAACCATTAACTGAGATGTTATAATTAGATTAGTACGATTAGGTAGAGGTTTCTTTGGAAGACTTTCCCAAGTTTTTCTACCCATCACAATTACACAATCATCAGTAAGACGTTTGAATCTTGGTAAATCGCCTTGGATTTTATCCCAAGGCAATTTGTTTTTATAACCGATCCCTCCCTTAGGATCGCAGGCTACAATCAATTTCATAGTTTGTTTAATAAACGATCTGTTTCAGGTTGCACTGTTTCCGCAATACTCTGAACATTTAAAACAAATTCTACACTTATAACCTGCTCATCTAATTCAAAGAGTTTGCGGCTTACTGCTTCTTCTATTTGATCTGGTTCAAGACCTTGATCTAACATCCTTGAGATATTGATTGTTTGCTGTCTTTTACCTTCTAACTTGATTATTAATTTTTTAATAAACTGTATAGGTATTTTTTGCTTCTCAACATCTTCAAGGATGTGTTCCCATTTGGCTATAAATTCAGGCGACATTTACTTTCTTGGCCCTAGTTGACTTTACTTTTTTAGTGTCTAAGGTTACGGAAGTTTTCTCCTTCATAGGTTTAACGGGGTCTAATGATGCGGCTTCTTTCATTAGTCGCTGTGACTCTGCAAGCAAGCCTTGTGCTTCATTGTGCATCTTTTGTGCCTGTTGACGCAGGCTATTTGCTAATTGACTATCGCCCAATGCATCACTTGATGATCCTTGAACCGGTGCAACTGGCGCTCTGTTCTCATTGATTTGTTGTGGCAACTTATCACCACGCATACGTCTTGCAACTTGCGCGGCGTCTTGCATACCAAGACTTGCATCCATCTCTGCAAGTTTCTTTGTCGCTTCTTCACCCATCTTCATCTCATCAAGTATCTTGTTCAATTCATTCAACTTGATTTTGACGTTAGGAGCAGGTGTCATAACAATCATTTCTGTATTAACCTTCTTTAACATACCTTCAGCGTGTAACTTTTGAAGTATGATATGCCCGTCCTTAGTGTGAGTGCGATTTAATGCATCGGCTAAATTTTCACTGTTTTGTCCAATGTCACTTTCTATGCATTTGATGAGCGGGTCATGAATGTGTTGATTAAGAATTTCTGTATACGCAACCAAACACATATGAGGTTCACCTGGCACTTCACGGAAGATGACTGCTACTTTTCTGTCACCGTGTTTACCTACGTGTCTTAAAAAACTCATATTGTTTTCTCCTGTTTATATTATTATTTAATGTGATATAGTAGTACTAAAAAATATTTAGGACCACTTCAATTCGTAGAACACCGCTTCCTGAGGATCTTCGAAAGCGGGAACTTCTGATGGTACACCCAAAAATGAGGGTTCGCTAGATTCTAAAGTTGTAACTATACAGAAACGTCCCCTTAATGATTCTAATATCCACTGTTTGCTTTCGTGTGTAATGGGTGTTTTGGCTACTATAAAATGGCGCGGGAAAATATTAATTTCCCGTTCCATAAACCAAGTATGTATATTCAATTCAAAATCAATCATACAATCAGTTTTTGATCTTTCTTTACATAGTCACTATAAATCTTAGTGCCATTATCACGAATCCATTCTACCAATGGCTGAGGACACTCCGCAAAAATCTTGCGGATTTCCTTCATGGTGAATTCACTAGTGAATGTATAAATTTCATAACTACGTTGACTATTGAATCGGGCTCTCATAATCAACATTTGCAATGGGATAGGATTTGGTTTTCTATCATTTACCTTCTCACCCTTTAATGTGTTCCACATCTTTTGCTTGTCATGATTTTCAATCACTTCCATAGCCTCATCGATATCAAAAATCGATTCTAGACCTAGCATGTCCCATACAGCCAAAAATTTATATACTTTCTTTTTTCTTGAGGGCATATAACATTTCCACTTTGTTTATTGCATCGTTTAATGTTGGGTCACTATCAGCCATGAACACGGCTTCTTTTAAGTTAGCCCAGCGACTAGTCAACTCTTGTTCTTTTTTGTATACAGGATCTTGCCAATGTAAAGTGCGGACGGTCTCTCCCGACTTGCGAGAGTAGACCGTCTTGCCACCATCTGGACTTTCGTAGATGGTTATTTCTTCAAGACCTTTTATGATCATTGTAAATTGCAAAAGTACCGAATGGGGGATTCGGATCGGGGTCACCGTGAATGATCCATGTAGTATCGCAATAGTCAGCATCACCCCAACTACCACAAGGATATCCATCAGTGAAAACAATCAAACGTTTGGGTTCGATTGCTTCTTTCTTCAAGTAATCAAAGATAGCATCAAAGTCAGTACCACCGCCACCTTGCGGTTCGTAAGTATCGATAGTATCCATGTTCTCGCTAGTGAAGTTAGCAGGGTTATAGATATCAGTATCAAAACAAAATACATGAACCTTGTAACCATCAAACGAACTCATCATACCTGCAATCTCACCTAAGAAAGCCTGAGCCTGAGTATTTGAGATTGAACCCGACATGTCGATTGCTACAGTAACATCGATTTCTTCGCCGGGGGTCATACCGGGCATGATAGCATCCATGTGCCAACCCCTACGTGAAGGGCGCATCCAACTAAAGTCAGTACGAATAGCACTGGTCAAGTTAGTCTGAATCAGTTCACGCCAAGGCATCACAGGGTTAGTATGTTGCTTGATCAGACGTTCAACACCTTTAGGCAACGTACCGGCTTCAGCACTTTGTGCGGCGTTGAGAATAGCCTGCTTGACTTCTTGACGGACACGCTCACGCTCCTCATCAGTCATCTTAGGGCGCTTATTCTTACCTTCTTTGTCCCCGTCACCTTCTTCGCCTTCACCATCACCTTCACCGTCCATGTGATCATCAATCATTTGGTCGATGAGGTCATCGATAGAAATCTTTTGAACATTCTTCATGAGGTCATCATAGATTTCTTCAGCGGCCTTACCATCATACTTTGCTTCGTACAAGCAAGGTACTGTAGTAATGAACTCACCAACCTTATGGCGCTTCAAGTCAGCATTAACCGCGTAGTCATCGGCAATGTTCCAAATTTGAGGATCACGATCACCTCGGCGATTCATATGATCATACACCACGTGCAACACTTCATGACCTACAAGGAATTCTACCTCTTTAGGCTTCAGCATCATAATGAAACGTGAATTGTAATAGAACTTGAGACCGTCAGTTGCGGCAGTGCTACACCATTCATCAGCATTAATTAGTTGTAGTCGGGTAGCGAGATTACCAAAAAACGAATGACGCAACAATAGGCCAATACGTGCAGTAACCAAACGTTCACGTGCGTTATGATCAACCTTGGGGTCAGTAGGACCTACAAGGTTTTCGAATTTCTTACTACGTTTCTTCTTGCCTTTAGTGCCGGGAAGAACATCAGACATTTTGAGAATATGCATTAGAGGCTCCTTTACTTGAATAACACTATTGTAGCACTGTTTGGAATTAATGTCAAGCCTCAATTTAGTGTGCGGGTAGGAGGTTGAATGTCACGTATATTGACTTCCAACCCATCAAAAAGTTCATCACGTTCCTCATCCGTCATATCTTCGATATTAACGGCATGATCAAAAAACTCTCCGGTCTCTACCATTTCATTAATCTCAGCAATCATGGCATCCAATTCTTCCTGAGTACCAGTAAAATTATCAAAACATCCGGGAGCAAAAACAACTTTAGGTTTGATAGTCATAATTTATATTTAGTAAAAAAGGGGAGGGGTTTCCCCACTCCCCCGGAGCAACTTAGTTGCCTGCTTCAACAATGTACTTACCGTACTTCTTGTGGAAGTCATCAAAGTTTTTCAACTGACTAGGTTCAATCGGCAACTTGTAAGTCTTAAGTGCGATCTTAGCACCCATAACGACCAGTTCAGTCTCAAAGTTTGCCATGATGTAACTGAAGAAATTATCAGCCATTGCATGGAATTCTTTGTTGTTGACCTTCTTGTTGTCAAGAGCATCCTTCAACTCATAGCACATTGAAATGGTCAGTGAGTACATAGCAGAAATTTCTTTGACTGCGAGGTCCTTAACCTTGCCTGAGAGAATATCGCTAGGTTCGGGCATACGACCTGCAACCTTACGGTGTGCCATAAACTTGACTGCAAGACCCTCACCAACTGCACCTGCTACAAGATTGAACAATGTATCAGTATCAGAGTCCTCATCATTCAAGAGGTCGCTAACGAAAACCCAACTGCGGGGAGTAGCAAATGCACGGCTTGACGATTTGTTATCAAAATCGTAAATGTCCTGCTTTGCGAACGACAAGTAACCAACAACGTCTTTGTGAATACCTTTGTTCACAGCCCAGTTTTGCCATGAAGTAAAGTCGGGACGCATTTCAAGGTGAACGAAACGATTAGCAAGGGGCATCGGCATGCGATAAGTAACACCCTTGTCACTATCACGATTACCTGCCGCTACGATAACAACGTTATCGGGTAGCACATACTTACCAACACGACGGTTAAGCACCAACTGATAACCTGCAGCCTGTACTGCGGGCGGAGCACTGTTCATTTCATCGAGGAACAATACAATCAATGGATACTGACTAGCAAGTTCAGCATCGGGCAGATCAACAGGGGGAGCCCAGTCCATCTTACCATTATCTTTGTTGAAGAAAGGGATACCGCGAATGTCAGTCGGCTCCATTTGCGCCATACGCAAGTCAATCATAAAACCACCAAGTTCATCAGTGATTTCGCTCACGACCTCACTCTTGCCGATACCGGGAGGGCCCCACAAGAAAACGGGACGCTTAGACTTGAATGCCTTGAGCAATGCCTTACGGGCTTGCACACTTGTAATAGTAAGATTGTCAGAAACTTTGCTCACAGTTTGCTCCTAAAAAATTTGTGATGTTTGAAGTATATATCAACTACGATTATTTGTCAACTACTTAGATTACCCGAAAAGAATTATATGACCGAATCGGGCTACGTTTATTGGTATGCTTGTTCTCATACTTAATAACGATACCTTTAACTGCAAGGGCAGTAGCCAACACACTAAGGTCGCAATCTTCCTCAAGGTACACGGTACAACCTTTTTGATAACTAAAGGGTGAAATCTTATCGGCTATACCCAGTTCGTAAAGTTTTTGAAGTTTAACTGCGCCCCAGCCATGACCGGGGTCAGTATAAAATTTAACCTTAAATTCCTTCGACATGATTAGTTGCTCCAATATGCTTCGCTAGCAGGGTTACAAGCCCACGGTGTGTCACTGGCAATTTCTACATCCTTACCGGTCATCAGATTTTTGACAATCATAGTTGCCGGTTGAACATCAAATCGCCAACCATTCTTTTTGGGATACAATACTTGTGCAAGATCACTTAGTTCACGTTGGACCGTATCACGTGCCATACCCGAAAAAGGATACTTTGCAACAAAACGCTCACCGGACTTGCACCGCTTATCCGCTTTGTATACACTAACAATCCAATCTTGCTTAGTCATTTATTGCTCCGTTACTCGACTGTCTATATATTATAGACCCAAACTGATTTAATGTCAACCTTAGGCCGACACTTGTTGGCAGTGCCAACCCTCACGCTCAATCTTACGCTTTGCGGACATCATAGACTTGCGGTGAGCCATAAACTCAGGGGTAGGTTGAGCATGAATACCACCCAATTCTATCATTGCCAGCAATGCGGAGTCACGCTTTGCATAGGTCT